CATATGTGAAGTTATTCCTGGCTACAACAACTGAAGGTACAGTAGCACTAACAGATGTATTACGAATAGCAGCACCTTGAGCATTAGCTGAAAATATTGCTGATGATGAGAATGACCACCTTTGTACTCCTTCACTTGCAAAGGCTAGTGCATTATCTGATGGTGAATAGAATCCTGTATCTCCATCACCAAAAGCTAGTGTAGGATTAATAGGTGAATTATCTTGTTCAAGAAGAAGCTTATCGCCCGACCTGAAACTATTAACTAGATAGTATTGTGGATGATCATCTGAACTAAGGTCATCTAGATCCCCATGAGACTTAGTACCTAAATCAGCTAGATTTAAACCTGAGAGAGTAACAGTTCCTTGAAGTTGTTGTCCTGTGAGTGATAGATCTAGAGATGGTGTATCTACTACAGTAACAGGATCATGGAGCAGTGCGTCAACCTCTGACTCTGTATAGTAGCGATTATCTAATTGTCCTGCATCTAGTTCTGTTTCTGTGTAATAGCTACTGTCATGTATATGTAGAGAACTAGCATCAGAACCATCAGTTAATGTTTCAGCTTCAGCAGCAGAGATATCAGTTCCTGAATCAGCTGTTACTGATTGAGTAAAGGTAACAGAGTGAGGGTTATCGGCGGGGAGTGCATCATGTCTGGCTTCATTCAAGTATTGAGTGTGGTCGTCATCAAGAAGACCATCCAGGTCGCCGTGATCTGATACACCAGAAACACTTGATGCATCTATTACTAATTGATCAGGATTACCTTCTATACCTGATACGGTGATACCTCCCGCTCCTGTTACCTTAAGTGTTAACTCAGGCCCAGCAGCTAGAAGAGTATCACCTTCATCAGTTTGTATTGTTGAATAGGAATTAGATAGTCTGGATTCTTTAATCCTAGGTATAGTGAGCAATCTTCGTCTATATGATCCTGAAGCCACACACTTATCTCCTATTAATATGCACCATCTAACTTAACAACATTGATTAAACCACTAGTAGTTACAGGAATAGCATGTAATACCTTGCGCGTGCTAGTAGTCTTAAACTCTACAGGATGTTCTCCTAAGAGTAGGAATGTATCGTCATCATCAATTCCAAGTTCCAGAGCACCATCTGATAGATCACATACAGTATCATTTTGAGCTGTTACTCTATAGACTGAATTAGCTTCTAAGAGACCTGATACAGTTGTTCCTACTTCAGTTAGTAGAGTTAAACCTGTTGATGGTGTTCCTAAGAATGGAGGTCTAAATGTCATGTTTTATTCTCCTTATTAGTAAGGAAAGAATAGTAGGCCCGGGCGTGGTGGGCCTACTATTCAATCACAATTAACCATCAATATCGTCTTCAATCTGGACACCCCAGTCATCAACCAGTTCATCAGCATCACCAGAGTACCAACCCATCAGGTCAAATGCTCTAGCTACAATATTGTCATCTACATCAACACCGATGTCTTGGATATATGCATAACCAATAGCTTCCCTTGAGAACATCACATTAGCATAAGAGTTAGCGTCATCAGAGACAGCATTAACTTCAGTACTAATGAATGTTGGAACACCATAAGGAGCACCAACGAAACCATTCAACTGAGTCAATCCTTCTCCAAAGCCATTAGCTAATTGTGCGCCAGGAGCATTGAAGGCGATAACTTCAGATGCATCTAGACCTGCACGAACCTTAGACCAAGAGGTAGGATGATAGACAGCAAAGTAGGGACCAGGAGCATTAGCTGCTTCTAGACTACCAACAGCAGACAAGTGATCAGCAAGAGTTACATTGTTAGCTCCGACACCTTGTTCATTAACAATGGTTCCAAAGGAAACAGAATCAAGGATGACACCATCTTCATCTTCTGCTAGAGCCCTACCAATCTGTTCACCATAAGGTGCTAGATCAGAGAAGGGATCGGCAAAGAGTGCTCTCTTAGAGAGCTGGACATAGACACCACGTTCTACTGGAGTGAGGGTTACACCATCAGTGCTCCATGTAGTACTAGCAGGTGCTACACCTTCAGTGAGAGAAGTCACTGTTAGAGCCTGAAAGCGAGGAACAACAATCGATCCTGCCCCAGGAGGTAGAGCGTGAGTACGAACTAGGGGACGCATTACTCGTGTAGCATATGCAGCGCTCTGTGCCTGCTCAGCTACGATCTGTCCCACTAGATCATTAAGAGTACTACTATTAGAAATAGCCATAATTATTCTCCGTTAGTTTGACGAGAAGATTGCTGAATCAATTGACGGTATCTTTCTCTCAACTGAGATCGAGCTACAGGATCTTTCTGTATCTCTGTCAAGGATCTACCTTGAGTTGGATTAGTAGGTAGGTTTGTATTAGAAGTTGTACCTCTTAATACTTGAGGAGTATTAGTAGGTAAGGAAGGTTGGGGTAGGTTAGTATTACCGTTCTGAGCTGGAGCTAGATGTGGATACCTAGTTACCAGATCATCAACTGCATCACTTACCTTCATACCTTCACTCAACTTAACCCAAGAGGAATCAGCTGTGATTCCTCTCCTAGCAAACTCTGCCTGGACCTCTGTTGATTGTTGATGTGATTCCAGATCACGATACTTAGTGCGCCAATCGGCAGCTTCTTTTCTTAGCTTCTCAACATATTCTTGAGAGAAACCAGTTCCCTCAGTTTCATTAGCCATGTATGTCCTCCTGGAACATAGTATTAAATAATATCAGATTAGTTGAATCTATCAACTATCGGTTCTTTAGCAGCTTGTCGAGCTTAGTCTTCTGATTCTTTGTCAGACTGACTGGTTTCTTTTGAAGTGGATCCAGGTTCCTCATCGGATTCTGGTTGGTCTTCTTGCTCTTCTTGTCCTGCTTCATCATTGGAAGGTGGTGGGGCATCTTGACTCCTGGTGAGTTGTTCATTGAATTCTTTATTATCGAGAATGATAGACTTAGCCTGCTCTTCAGTTAGATCAGGATCTCTTCTTAGTAATTCATCTACTGGTGTCTTAATGTTTAGTTTAATATCTTGTTCTAGTGTATCTTCATCAGATGATAGAGGTAGGATATTATCTTCTGGGTAATTGATGAATAGGGAAGTAAGGGAAGGTAGGCCGGCCATCCTTAGTATTAGATTAGCTAGAGCCAATTCATATTCCTTATAGAGAATACTCTTATCTTCAAATACTTGCATCAATGGGAAGAATCTAATTAGCAGTTCTCTACCTGATTCACCTTCTCCACCTACTACTGCTACCTTAGGTACACCCTTAGTCTCATACATCTTATCTTCTAGATGCATTAAAACATCTAGCATCTCTTTAATCTTAGGTTGAGTATCTAGTACGAAAGCATTAGCACCAGCAGGGATAGAGAATGCGCGACCTGGATGGATGGTTACACCTTCACCTGATTGATAACCAGCTAGAGCAATAGGAGTAAAGCCTTGCAGTTTAATGATGTGTCCTAGATTAGTTAACATCTGATTAACTACTTCATTGAGCTTACGTAGTCCTGTTGCTTGTGCATGACCTAGATATTGATCATGTACCTTCTCTGCTCTTACATTCAGGAATGGAAGAAAGCCTAGACCATTAGTCTCTGATCTAGATAGTTCGTTCTCTAATGATCCCTTATTCAATCTACCAAAGTATGTAACAACAGCATCCTTGGTCCATACTTGTTGTCTCAATACTCTTTCTACTTGAGGATTCTGAGCTGTAGATCTCTTATTCAATCTAGTTACTTCAGATACTAGAGAGATAGCTGATGCATCTTGAGGGTCATCATCTTCTGAGACTACTGATAGTTGTGATGCGTCATACATTATCAGTTTAATACCAGATGGATATCTTTCTAGATCTTGTGTTATAGATGGATGAATAAGGGTAGAGCCTGTTAGTTCAGAAGATAGATCCACGCCGAGCATGAACTGATCAATCTTATTCTCTGTGTATACTTGTTCTAGATACCTAATTGACTGTGCTGGTCCCTCCATCTCCCTAACCAGGGGCTTCTTGTATAGTAAGGATGATCTCTTCTTGATGACAGGAGCTAGTATATTGAGGGTGGCTGCATCTACATCTTCAGTTACTAATTGTAGTTGCTGCTCATGCTTATCGTAATAGAAGTCCTTATTGAGTAGCATCTGCTCCCGCCTACTTTTCTCTTCCAATGAGTAGTTTAGAGATAGGGCTCTTTGTGTTAGGGAGTCAGGTACAGTATCAAATGTTAGACCGTTGCTCATTTATTAGCTCCTGCTGACAGTTGTTGCATAAGAATGGTGGCTGGTGTTTAGGTGTATTAGATATGAATATACCTTTACATTGCCCACAACGTTTCATTAT